GAAGAGGCTAAAAAAGCAGGATGGAAGTCTGGTGTTATGAACATCTAAACTGAAATATCGGAAAAATTGTGTAACGAAAGGAGATAGGTATGGCACGACCGAAGAAAGAAGGTAAGAAGAACATCCGGAAGGATATCAGCATGGATCCGGAGCAGTACGAGAGACTTATGGATTACTGCCGGCAGCAGGACAGACCTATCTCCTGGGTGATCCGGCAGGCGCTGGATGTATATTTATCGGAGGTGGAATATGAGAAGAATACGGCTTGTTAAGGCATCAGCACCAGAAAGCGTGGCAAGAATATACGACAGCGCAGGAAACAGAGTAGATGAGGATTTCCGCTGTGCAGAATGCGGAATGGGAGTTGCTCAGGAATATGCCTGCTGTCCTTACTGCAAATGCGAACTTGACTGGGACAAGGTTATAAGTCCTCCTGATCACGCATTTCGGAAATTGCTTGGTTGATTATTTGTGTAATTATGTGTAACGTTACACATCAAAACTGAAATTTAGTGAAGGAGAAGAAACATGATAATTCCAAGAGAAATACGAGAAAAAATAGAACAGAGGAATCAGCTTGATGAAGAGATAGCTGATTGGTTCCAGGAGAATGTAGATGCTGATGGATGTGATATAAAAAACGCATATGTGGTTGATGAACCGAAAGGAGAAGAACAGATCGAAGAGGGGGAATATTGTAAACAAACAATTTTGGGCGAGGACTGGTACATAGGACAGTATTATTGGAAGATGGACAACGGTAAGTATTTGTGCATGGATTTTGAAATTTAATGGAGGAGCTGGAAATGCATATTGATGAATTGGATTTATCGGTAAGAAGTTACAATGTCCTAGCGAGAGCAGGAATTGTGACCACAGAAAAAATCGAGGAAATGACAGACGATGAACTGAGAGCTATAAGCCATATGTCGGAAAAATGCGTAAAGGAAATCAGAGAGTCTGTGCATTGCACAGACTGTAAGGAGTGATAGAAAAAGAGTAATAAGTATCATACACAATTTATACCCAGCTGCAGAGAACCTGCAATCGATGCCAATAAAACAGCGGTAGATTCATCCGACCAAAGATAACATCTACCGCTTACCTGCTTACCAGTATCATACCATAGGATCTGCTGGTAGGCAATGAGAAAATGAGGTACAGCCTATGACAAAGACAGACCTGATTAACGACATTGCATTCGAGATGAGTAATATTCTGACACCAGAACAGATTGACAAGGTAAAGATAGTGTTTTTGGTAAAGATGCAGGATTTTGACCTTACCGAGACCAAACAACTTCCAATGGTAGAGGAGCATGACAATGAATGGCTCATGAAGCGATACTGGATCGATGGGGCAGCAGTAGGTCTGAAAGAATCAACCATGCGGGGATATCTTGGCAGAATAAAAGAGTTCTTCGATTTCACGGGGAAAAATTATAAGTATATTACAGCACAGGATATAACAGATTTTCTCGCAATCAAGGCATATAGGGATCATATTAGTCAGAATTATAAATCTACGCTATATCGGTATCTCTGCACGTTTTTCGGCTGGGCGTTCAGGAAAAAACATATCACTGATAATATTGCAGACGGAGTGGACAAGGTTAAGCAAATCCAGGCACAGAAAAAGCGGTTAACAGACGAAGAGGTGGAGGATATCCGGGACGTATTGGAGACTCCAAAAGAAAAAGCACTATTTGAGTTAATGCTGTGCACTGGTATGAGAGTAGGAGAGATATCAAACCTCAATATCTCTGATCTGGATCTGGCTCATAAAACGGTAAACATCTGGGGTGAGAAAAGCAATAAATATCGAACTGGCATGCTGACACCAAAGGCAGTCAAAGCACTACGGAATTATATCGGCGACCGTCTGGGAACAGATCCGGTATTTCTGGCAGACAGGGCGCCTCATAACCGTATGAGAGAGTATGGCATCGAGAAACTGGCCAAGGAGATGGCAGTCCGTGGCGGTGTCACACGGTTGACAGCAACAGTTCACATTTACCGTAAAACATTTGCATCTGTCCTGTACCGTAAGACAGGCGATGTGATGTTGGTAAGTAAGCTCCTTGGACATTCCAATCCGGAGATCACTGTAAAATATTATCTGGTGGATGACATTGAGGAAATGCAGAATAAATACAACAAAGTGGCATAATTGCACCGGTGCAACTCCGGCGCAGAAGAAAGGAGAAAGCATCGATGCAAAGAATTAACAGAGCAAGCTGGCGGATTATTGAAACTATATTATTACGATACCCCCAACGAAAGAAAGAATATGAGGAGTACATATCGGACATTATGGCATCACCGTCGGGAGGCAGCAGTCGTCCGTCGGATCCTGCTAGGGAAAGAGACAAGGCGCAGTCTGTCACAGAGGCAAAAGCCCTGAAGATGACATCCGTATACCATGAACGGATCAAGAAAGAGATTGAGGCAGTGGAATTTGTATATAATTCTCTTCGACCAGAAGAACAGAAGGTAATCCGGATCAGGTACTGGAGTAAAGGCCTCAGAGCCCCGATTCCCTATCTAAAAATCGGTGGTGCCTCGTACAGTGAGAGACAAATGAAGAGGATAGTTTTTAAGACTATAGAACAGATTGGAAGGTATATTGGGGAGTTAAAGTAAAAGATGGCATGATTTCGCATGTCAAATGTGATAATATAGTATCGTGATAAATTAGTGACAGGGCAATGCAGATAGCTGCGTTGCCTTTTTTCGTGGAGTTGCACCGGTGCAACTTTAGAGAGATGGTGAGCGGATGGCAAAAGGCAAATATAAATGTTGGCTGACACCGGAAGGCTTACTAAAGCTGGAAGGATGGACAAGGGATGGGCTAACAGAAGAGCAGATCGCTGGTAACATGGGGATTTCCAGGTCTACATTAAATGAATGGAAAAAATTGTATCCGGACATTTCGGACACCCTAAAAAAGGGAAAGGAAGTTGTGGACCTGCAAGTGGAAAATGCGCTTTTAAAAAGGGCACTGGGATATCGGTATACAGAAGATAAATATGTAAGCGTTCCGATGGAGCAGGAAGAATATAGTCAAAAGCTATTTGAATATATGAATCGCTACAAACTGGAGCATCCGGAGGCAACAGATGATGAGCTGATGCTTGTAAGAGAGAAATTCCCCAAAACAAAAGAAATGCTTGTGGAACGAAAAGTAAAAGAAGTAGAGCCGGATACCACAGCCCAGATATTCTGGTTGAAGAACCGAAAACCGGATAAATGGAGAGACAAACAGGATGTCCAGATCTCCGGAGAGCTTAAATCCGAACAGAGTAAACTGGATGACCTGATCAGACAGATGCGTGGTGATGGGTAATGAGCGCAAGTAAACTCCTGCTGTCAGAGAAATACAAAGCATTCCTGAAATGCGATGCTCCGGTGGAATTTCTGGAAGGAACCACGGCAGCAGGTAAGACGACGGTAGGAATCTTCAAGTTTATGCTTAAGGTGGCAGAAAGCCCCAAGAAGCTTCACATCATTGCTGCGGATGACACCGGAACTGCTGAGAAGAACATCATCAACAAAGACCTTGGTATACTGGATGATTTTGGCATTCTGGTGGAATATAACGGCAGTGGAACCAAAGACGATAAGATTCCACATCTGATTCTGCATACTGGCAAGGGAGATAAAGTCATTTATGTGCTGGGCTACGGTAACAAGAAAAAGTGGAAGAAGGCCCTGGGTGGACAATATGGCTGTCTGTACATAGATGAAGTAAATACCGCAGACATAGATTTTGTCAGAGAAGCATCCATGCGATGTGATTATCTGATGGCAACACTAAACCCAGACGATCCGGGACTGCCGGTGTACAAAGAATATATCAACTGTGCACGTCCTCTTCCGGAATGGAAGGATGAGACACCACAGGAAATCATAGAGGAACTGAAAGAAGAGCCAAAGGACGGATGGATCCATTGGTTCTTTTCTTTTAAAGACAATGCAGGCCTTCCACCGGATAAACTGCAGATGATCCTGCAAAACACACCGAAGGGAACAAAGATCTGGAAAAACAAGATCCAGGGTCTCCGCGGAAAAGCGACAGGGTTGGTATTCTCCAACTTTGTCAGAAAGAAACATGTTGTTACTGCTGCATGGGTGAAGAAACAGATTGCAGATGGGAAGATCCGTTTCAGAAAGTTTACGGCCGGACTGGATACATCATATTCCTCAAAATCTCCGGATACCATTGCAATGATCTTCCAGGGCATTACGGATGACCGCAAGCTGATCACACTGGCTGAAATGGTGTATAGCAATGCTGATCTCAGTGTGCCGTTGGCACCATCTGACACAACGGTAAAGTTTATAGCTTTTCTGGATAGATGCAGATCGGAATGGGGATTTGCAAAAGAATCCTTTGTTGACTGCGCGGATGCGGCGACAATAACAGAACTTCGGAAGTATAAGCGCCTGCATGGGTGCCTTTACAATTTCATTGAGTCCTACAAAAAGGTAACAATACTGGATCGTATCAATTTACAGCTGGGATGGATCCAGCAGGACTGCTATCTGGTAGTTGAGGATTGCACAAACCATATCTCAGAATTGGAACGCTATTCATGGGACGAGGAAGAGGATGTTCCGGTACCGGAGGATAAGAACGACCATACGATCAATGCAAACCAGTACGGATGGATTCCATACCGGAATATGATTGGATTCGAGGAGGATAAACAGAGGTGAACCTGATGGAAAAGATAAATGAGAATATCAAAAGAGGTATACGGAGCTGGCTGAATGTTTCTCCGGCGAATCCCTATGTGTTCAATATCAATGAGATGATGGACTTCGAGGGGAATGCGATCCGAAACCGCATCTGGTATCGTGGTGACAGCAACGAACTGGAGCAGTTCTATGAGCAGAATGCGGAATATGCAGATAAATATAAATTCTGGTCCAGCAAGAGTACACCGGGGATGGAAATGCGCAAGATCCACACAGGTGTTCCGGCGCTTACGGTGAGAACTCTGGCAGCAGTAGTCCTTCCAGATATGGGGGAATTTGAATTTTCCTCAGAGAACGAAAAGCAGAAACAGATATGGAAAGACATTGCAAAGCCTGAGAATAATAACTTTGCCGATAAGGTAGAGGATGCAATCAAAGAAGCGCTGTATATCGGAGACGGGGCTTTTAAAGTGTCCATTGATACAGAAGTCAGTGAGTATCCGATTTTAGAATGGTATGCCGGGGATCGTGTCGAAATCATACGGAAAAAGGACAAGGTCCGGGAAGTGATATTTAAGACACCATACAGCGGAGGAGGAAAGACATATGTGCTCAATGAGGTATATGGATATGGGTATGTAAAAAACGAACTGTATCTGGATAACAGACAGGTTCCGCTGACTACACTACAGATAACCAATTCACTGGAAGATGTGACCTTCGATAAAAGCGTTATGCTGGCGGTGCCTATGATGTTCTATAAGTCGGCAAAATATGAAGGACGTGGCGGAAGTATCTTTGACGTAAAGGTGGACAGCTATGATGCGCTGGATGAAGTATGGAGCCAGTGGATGGATGCGCTGAGAGCAGGAAGAGCCAAAACATATATTCCGGACTGTCTGGTTCCGAGGGATCCGGAAACAGGAGCTGCGATAACACCGAATCCGTTCGATAACAGATATTTTGCAGCAGAAGGAGACCAGCGCGAAGGGCAGAAAAACGTAATCAGTACAGACCAGCCGAGCATTCCTCATGACAGCTATCAGGCTTCCTACTGTACGGCACTGGACCTTTGCCTGCAGGGGATCATCAGTCCTTCTACACTGGGGATTGATGTAAAAAAACTGGATAATGCAGAAGCGCAGCGTGAAAAGGAAAAAACAACGCTGTACACAAGAAACATTATCGTGGAAACTCTTCAGACAGTATTGCCACAGGTAGTATCCATGTGTATCAACGCATATCACCTGATGAAGAATGAGGCAGTGGAAAGTGTAGAGGTAAATCTCCCATTTGGAGAATATGCCAATCCTTCATTTGAATCTCAGGTGGAAACAGTTGGTAAGGCAAAGCAGAGCGGAATCATGAGCATTGAGCGCTGTGTGGAGGAATTATATGGTGACAGTCTGGATGATAACTGCAAAAAAGAAGAAATTGCAAGGCTCAAGGCTGAGCAGGGGATTCAGAGCATTCCGGAGCCGGAGATCAGGACGGATGCAGGAGAATTCAGGATAAACGGATTTACTGGAGGCAGTGATGGAAGTAAAAGTAGCAAAAAAAACATACCGGATGAACCGGGAGGAGTACCAGGGGCTACTGAAGGTGGCCAGTGAGCAGGTCCCGAAAGGAATCTATGCAGTGGAAAAAGGTAATTATGCGGAACTCCGATGTGATCATTGTACCAGCGTCACGCAGATCAAGACATTGACCAGACAGTTTAAAAGCCAGGGATTCAAGGTATATGCAAACGGCAGGTGATTAGATGCCTAAGATAAATTCAGAATATGATATCGGAGCAGCATTCGAAGCTATTGAGAATGAACTCATTGCTTCCATGATCCGGAATATGCGAAGACATAAGATTGAGGAAATCGATGAAGATAAGCAGTGGTCCATGTGGCAGACAGAGCAGCTCCGGTCGTTGGAAAAGTACAGAAAAGAGAATCAGGAACGATTTGGTACAAAATTTAAAGACATTAATAACCGGATCGAAGCGCTGATCAGTACTGCCAGGGATGAAGGAGATATGGAGCAGGAGATAGCCATACTGGAGGCTATAAAGAAAGGTTTCCCAGCAAGAAGAGTAAGTCCGGGAGCATCGGCGGCATTCTTCCGGTTGAACCAGAGGAAGCTAGAGGCGCTGATCCGGGCGACCACATCAGACATGGAAAAGGCTGAGACAGCCGTCCTGCGCATGGCAAATGACCAATATCGTAAGATTATTTTTAATGCTCAGGTATATGCCAACAGTGGAGCAGGGACTTATGAGAAGGCGGTAGACATGGCTACAAAGGATTTCATTGCCGCAGGTCTTAACTGTGTGGAATATGCCAATGGATCCAGACACACATTGGCAGACTATGCGGACATGGCAATACGGACAGCCAGTAAGCGTGCATATCTGCAGGGGGAAGGGCAGAAAAGGCAGGAATGGGGGATATCCACGGTGATCATGAATAAGCGTGGAAATCCCTGCCCCAAGTGTTTACCGTTTGTTGGTAAGATACTGATCGATGATGTATGGAGCGGTGGAAGCGCCAAGGATGGACCATATCCCCTGATGAGCGCGGCAATAGCAGCAGGACTATACCACCCTAGATGCAGAGACAGCCACACTACCTATTTTCCAGAACTGGAGGATTTGGATAATGAATACAGTAAAAAAGACATAGAAGATATCGAAGAACAGAACAGGAAAGAAGCAAGACAGCAATATGCAGAGAGACAGGAGAAAAAATTCCATAGATTAGCATCATTTTCACTGGATCCGGAGAATAAAAGCAAGTACCGTGCGAAGGAAAAAGAATGGAGTCAGGAAACGGAAGACCGGTATAAAGTTCCTGATGAGGTGAAAGTGCCGAGATCGGATACTCCGCAGATCATGATCGATTTAGTGGATCAGTACACAAGAGATGAGTGCATCAAGATAGATGAACTGTCAGAATATGCATTTTCGTATGATCTTGATAATGATTTGATAATTATCAATCCGAGACATCCGCAGTATGAAGAGGAGAACTACAAGCATGTGCTGGCGCATGAAATAGCCCATAGAATTGATCATAATGAGTATGGCAGTCCCATGTATGCTGAATTCGCAGAGGCAATAAAAAATACAGAAAACAAAATATTGCAAAAAAAGGAGAAGTATCAACGGAGACTTGCTGTAAATGGTGATTTAGAGTACAATTACTTCATCAGTGATATAATGTCATGCATAACAGACAATGTGATTACAGGAGTATACAGACATGAATCACAATACATAGGTAAACCCGGATATGCGGAGTCGGAGATATTTGCGGATATATATGCTGCATTGTATCAGTCGGATGATATAACTGTAGAATTCATAAAAAGTGAATTGCCAGAGCTATATGAAGCATTTATGAAAGTGCTAAAGAGGTAATTATGTTCAAAAAAGAATTTGTTGAAAAAATGAAAAACGATGAGGAACTGCAGGAGTTGCGCAGGAAAGTATTATCCTTCTCCGAAAAAATGGGAGATGCCGCATACATCATCGGAAAAGATAAAAGCTATGAGGATTATAAAGAACGTTTGCGAAGAATGGTAAAAGAACATGAAGCCACCGGTCAGTAGATTGATGGTATTTTTATCTCGAAAAAAGAAAATTGCACCGGTGCAACAAATAATCTGGAATCAACACGCTTCATGGCGTGTTTTTTTATGCCCAAACACGAGCAAGGCAATAAACTGCAGCGTGACCGGAGACACCGAAGACAATGGATCGCAGTAAGGGTGACACCCTCAAAATGGAAAGGAGCACGTTATGTTTTACAAGACAGTAAGAAGATTCTTAGACCCCGATGGAAGCCAGGGCGGAGCACCGGCAGGAGAACAGACTGATCAGCAGTCACAGCAGAATGCAACACCGCAGATTGACTATGGGAAAATCCAGCAGATGTTGGATGGAACGCTTGCGGCAAAAGAGGATACGGCATTGAAAGCCTATTTCAAGCAGCAGGGACTTTCCCAACAGGAGGTGGAACAGGCTATAGCAACCTTCAAGGAACAGAAGGCGGCAAATCAGCCGAATGTGGAAGCATTGCAACAGCAGGCTGCAACCGCAGCAGCTGAGGCAAGACAGGCACAGATCCAGCAGGCAGCGACGATGACAGCAGTCGGACTGGGAATCAGCGTAACATCCATTCCCTATGTACTGAAGATGGCAGATTTCAGCCAGACAGTAGGACAGGATGGAAAGATCAGCAATGAGAAACTTACGGAAGCCCTGAATAAGGTGCTAGAGGATATTCCTGCATTAAAGCCGCAGGAGACAGATACTACAGGTTTCCTTCATGTAGGGACAGGCGGAGATCCTTCGCAGCATACACAACAGGCAACCGTACAACAGCAACAGACACCGACCAAAAGATGGAATCGGTGGAACTAAGGAAAGGAAGGTATGAGATATGCCTAATTTAAACTATGCACAGCAGTGGAGTCCTGAACTCCTGAAGATTCTGATACAGGGAGCGTTAACATCTCCCTTCATTACATCTAATGTAAGATGGCTGGATGCGAAGACATTCCACTTTACACAGACGAGCACCACTGGTTATAAGAATCACAAGAGAACCGGTGGTTGGAACATGGGATCCTTCGATCAGACAGATGTTCCATTTACAGTAACCCATGACAGAGACGTTCAGTTCCTGGTAGACAAGGCAGATGTGGATGAGACCAACGCAACTGCATCCATGCAGAATATCTCCAGAACCTTCGAACAGACTCAGGTAGTGCCTGAGACAGATGCCCTGTTCTTCTCCCGTGTGGCACAGGTGGCACAGAAGACAGAGGGATACCACAGCGAGACTGCTATTTCTGCTTATACCAAGGCAAAGGTATTCGGAATGCTGAAGGATATCCTTGCAAAAGGTAAGCTGAGACGGTATAAGGCAAACGGCAGCCTGCTTATGTATGTGGCCAGCCCTATTATGGATGCACTGGAGCAGTCTACAGAATTTACCCGTAAGATTGAACTTACGCAGATCGCTGAGGGCGGTATTGGTATCGAGACCAGAGTAACGGAAATTGATGGCGTTCCCATCATGGAGGTTATTGATGATGAGCGTTTCTATGATGCTTTCGACTGGGAGCCTGCTGAGGGTGGATTTGCTCCTCTGAAAAAAGTTGCAGCAGACAGCACGCATAATATCGAAGCGGTAACCGGAGCTCATAAGATCAATGTACTGGTGGCATGCGGACAGACCTGTAAGACGGTTCCCAAGATCGCGTCTATCTATTATTTCAATCCCGGAACACATACCGAAGGAGACGGATACCTGTACCAGAACAGATCTCTGTCTGATACCTTTGTATTCCCGAATGGTCGTGACGGCAAAGTGGACAGCGTCTATGTAGATGTAGATACCACGGAGTACACCGGGGAGTAAGGAGGACCTATGTCCTACAAACCTTATGTAAGCAAAGAAGAATATAAAGATAGCTATAATGGCAGCGTGATTCCTGACGGAGATCTTGAAAGAGTACTTCGTCAGGCCTCCCGGCATATTGACAGCCTGACATTTAACCGGATTGTGGCAGCAGGATTCGACCATATGACAGCTTTTCAACAGGAGACCATCAAAGAGGTTGTCTGCATGCAGGCAGATTTCGAATATGAGAATGCAGATGAAATCAATACGATTTTATCCGGCTATAGCATAAATGGAGTATCCGCACAGTTCGGAAGTTCCTGGAATGTTTTCATGGAAAAAGGTATTGCCATGAAGCGGGATGTGTATTCGTTACTGACTCAGACAGGCCTGTGTTGCAGAATTGCGAGGTGATCCTATGAAATATCCATGTTTGGTGCCTAAAAGATTATGTAAGACAGATATCTCTGTTGCGATAGATCAAGAAGGACTGAACGAATACGGGGAGCCATTGAAGCCAGTGGAGTATTACGGACAATGTAACTATCAGGACAAGGCAAAAACTGTGCTGACCACGGAGAAGAAACTGATAGAGATCACCGGAACAGCATTGTTTCCCGGAGATATTTGTCCTGATCTTCCGGCCATATCCGGAGGCAGTGCTGTGATATTTGGGGGTAAGCGCAGGATTCTTGAGGGTCGTAAGGCGAGAAACCCGGATGGAACAGTCAACTATACGGAGGTGATGCTGATATGATCAGTGTAAATTCCACAGTAAAGCTGAATTTTCCGAAGATCCAACAGCTGATGAAAGCACAGGTGATGGCTTTAGAGCAGACTGCGGAGGCATTACATACCAATGTAGTGCAGGCCCAGGTATTTCCGAGGGATACCGGTAATCTGCAAAATGAGAGTACTTTTGTGGATTACTCTGAGAGCAGTCAGGGAAAAGTCAGTATCATTTCCAGTACGCCATACGCAAGACGCCTTTATTTTCACCCGGAATATCATTTCCAGAAGACGGAGAATCCGAATGCAAGAGGTGAATGGTATGAGGACTGGATTTCTGGGAAGAAATCAGAGTACTGCCAAAAGGCATACAAACAAATATACAGGAGGATTGCCGGATTATGATGTTATCGGATGTACGAGATTATGTGGAATCCCTTGAACTGGCAGATCAGGTATATATGGGTAGCCTGCCGGACAAGCAGGAAAAGTCCATTGGAGTTTATAATAGCAAGCATCAGCAGGAGTATAAGACAGCACTGGGAGGACCCCAGCTTGCGTCTTACGGGACAAAATATGTCAGCCTGTTGATTCACTGGAATAATTCGCCCCGCTTGTCGGAAAAGGCAGCCATGACTGTATTTGAGGCAGTGGAGACTGCAAGAAATGTAACGGTCAACGACGAGTTGATAAAATTTATACAGCCACTCTATGAACCGCAGGATGTCGGAAAAGATGATGCCGGTATCTGCGAATGGGTCATAGAGATGGCTGTTATTTATGAGAAAGGAAAAGGTGAAAAAGAATGAGCACACCTATTACAGGAGTATATCCCTGCTATGAAAACCAGTTTCAGATCAATACTGCAGCAAGCGGAGTTGAAAAGAAAATGGTTGATATTGCGGACTGTGAGACCTTCAGTGTATCTTTCGATAATGGTGTAGAGGAATGGCATCCGTTTACAGAAAAAGGATGGGTCAGACGGCTGCTTACCAGTAAGGGAGTTACCATCTCTGTAACTGCGAAGCGCAATGTTGGTGACGCAGGTAATGATGCTGTGGCAGCGCTTGCATGGGTAAACGGCCGTTCTGCGGAGAAAGATATTCAGTGGACATTCCCCGACGGAACTGTAGTTTTGTTTGCTGGAGCAGTCGTGAATGTAAAGAACATTGGAGCAGGGGACTCTACAGCTGTGGCACCGTTGGAATTCGATATTATGAGCAACGGGAAGCCAGAAATCACTCTCGCAGAGTAAAAAGAACAGGAGGTTATTATGGCAAAGAAAATCGTAGATATTACAGAAAAACTGAGTTTTGACGAGAACCCGGTACTGAAGGTGAAGGATGTCACCGTGGAAGTCAATTCTGACGCAGCCACTGTACTGAAGATTATGGGTATTTTTTCGAAGGGTACATCAGCTAAAGAAGTGTTGGCGGTATATGAACTGATTTTCAATGAGAAGGATAGGAAAAAGATCGATAAACTGAATCTCCAGTTCAAGGATTTCCAGACGATCATCATGGCAGCAGTAGACCTGATCACGGGAGACGAAGAGCCGGGAGAGCAGTGACCCGTACTATGATCTGATCGGAGATTACAGTCTGATCGTATCATCCTTCCAGGCGCAGTACGGGATCCGGCTGTCGAAAGAAATTGATACCATGAAGTGGGATGAGTTTAAGGACCTTCTTATCGGAATCGGACCGGAGACACCTCTGGGACGGATCGTAGCAATCCGGGCCGAGGAGGATAAGGATATCTTAGACCATTTTACTCCGGAACAACACAGAATCAGGAATGAATGGCGTACAAACAGAGCAAAAAAGGTGACACCTGATAATATGGCGGCAGTCCTTGGTCAACTGAAGAATGCGTTCATTTCTCTGGCAGGGGGCGATATACATTGAAAAAGTAGATAAGAAAAAAGTAGTGTGTCCTTACTGTGGGCATCCTGTGAATGCAATGCAGACGGAAGATGCACATTGCAGGGGAATTTATTTCCGCTGTAAAAATAAGGACTGTAAAAAGATTTTTGAGTTGAAGTTATAAGACGCTGTGCCGATGTGCCTGTCTTAGAAGGCAGGCTGGTTATGAGTGAAGCTACAAGCGTTGGACAGATCGGATTAGATCTGGTCGTAAATAAAAAGGACTTTAATAAGCAGATGAGCGGCATCCAGAGCCTGGCTACGAAAGTAGGTAAGAAACTGGCTGCCGCTTTTGCTGTAAAAAAGCTCGTAGATTTCAGTGAGAAGTGTATCGAACTGGGATCAGATCTGAGTGAAGTACAGAATGTTGTGGACGTAACATTCCCGGCAATGTCAAAGCAAGTAGATAAATTTGCGCAGAATGCCGCAACTGCATTTGGACTGTCCGAGACGATGGCCAAGAGGTACACAGGAACCTTCGGTGCAATGGCCAAGGCTTTCGGATTCAGTGAGAAGCAGGCATACGATATGTCTACCACTCTGACAGGACTGGCGGGAGATGTGGCATCCTTTTATAACATATCTCAGGACGAGGCATATACAAAGCTGAAATCGGTATTCACTGGAGAAACAGAGAGTCTGAAAGATCTTGGTGTCGTCATGACGCAGACGGCACTGGATGCTTACGCTATGGCTAACGGTTATGGGAAGACCACGGCGGCAATGTCAGAGGCAGAAAAGGTAGCACTGCGTTATTCCTTTGTTCAGAGTAAACTGGCGACGGCATCCGGGGACTTTATGCGGACATCCGATGGATGGGCTAATCAGGTCAGAATCCTGAAACTGCAGACTGAGTCTTTTATGGCGGCAATCGGTCAGGGGCTGATTAACGTCCTGACACCAGCAATCAAGGTGATCAATACCCTGATGGGAAAACTGGTACAGCTGGCGAATGTATTTAAAGCATTTACGGACAAATTTTTCGGGAAGAAGGGTAATGATGTAGCCCCAGGCATGGCGGCTGCGGAGGAAGCGTCTGCGGGCATCAGTGATAATATTAATGCCGCGGGAAAAGCAGCTAAAAAGTTAGGTGGATTACTTTCATCTGATGAATTGGATTTACTCTCCCAGAAGACGGATTCCTCTTCAGTATCTTCTGGTGAAACTTCCGGAATAGATATCGCTGGTTTGCAGACTTCCACGCAGGAGGCTGAAGCCAGTGCGGATAAAATTTCGAAAAAACTCTCTGACGCATTCAAGATTCCCGGTGTCAAAAATTTTGCAGATCAGTTCAACAATGGTCTGAAAAAGATTGATTTCGGAAATCTGAAGGATAATTTTTCAAGAATCATGGCTCAGATGGATCCATTGGCCAAAACTACAGTCAGAAACATTGAGACAATCATGGATCCGCTGGGAGGATATCTCGGAAACAGAATCGGAAATAAGATTGCTGTTACAGCCAAGGCGGTAGACCTGGGGCTGGATGGAATTGCAAGCTATCTGGAGCGCAACAGGAAAAAGATAGAATCCTGGAGCAGTGATGTAAGCCAGTCTATTGCGAACGGATTTACAAATCTTACGGATATCAATGAGCAGATATACAATAATCTGCTCGGGGCACTGGATAAAGCAGGACCTGATATTGTAAACGGAATCAATGATATTCTGACAGGCTGTACTGGATTTGGAATGTCACTGGGAACAATCTTCGCAGAAGGGTTTGAAATTTCCACAGAACACACATCCAAGTGGATGAAAGACAATCAGGAACTGATAGAAGGTACGCTCACGGATCTGTTTGATTTCGGTGGAGAATGTGCTTCGCTGGTAGGAGAGATTGTGGGAGGACTTGGTAGTTCTCTTACGGACTGGTGGGAGTCTCAGGGAAGCAGTACTTTTGGAAATATTGTAGATGCCTGGAATGATATCAAGAAAACAGTTCTGGAGCTGTGGAATGATATTGCGATACCGGTACTGAATCATGCCAAGGAAGCGTTACAGGAACTATGGGAAGAAAATCTCAGACCACTATGGGACAACATCCTTGATCTGATCAGCTCAGTAGGCGATTTCCTTGCAGCCGCGTGGAGTACCGTAATCAAACCAATTATCGGGTATCTGGCACCGACAATCAAGCAGGTGGCAGACATTGTGATAAACATCATGAGTACCGTATTCGCAACCGTGTCAGACATTATATCTGGAGCCATGAAAATACTGGGAGGACTGTTGGACTTCCTCACCAGAGTGTTTACAGGCAACTGGAAAAAGGCATGGGAAGGCTTGCTGAAAATACTGGACGGCATTTGGCAGCAAATCTGGGGAGTGATTAAGGGAGCATGCAACCTGATCATTGACGGTGTGAATGCCATGATTTCACTGATATATTCTACACTGCGCAATGTGGTAAATGGAATCGGAAGCGTTGCAAAGAAGGCAGGAGATCTGGTTGGAAAAGACTGGGGCTTCGAAATGCCGAGTGATCCACCGCAGATACCTAAATTGTGGAATGGTGGATATGTCAAGGCTAATACGCCACAGCTTGCTATGATCGGTGATAATAGGCATCAGGGAGAAATTGTATCACCGGAAGATAAGTTACAGAAAATGGCACTAAGCGCAGCACAGGCGGCAGCGGGATCGGGAGGATCCATATCTGCGGAAAAGCTGGATAAGATCATTACATTGCTGGAGACTATCATCAGAATATTAGCGTCAGGCAATACAATAGAAATCAATGGTGTAAAATTTGCGGAACTACTGAAAAAGATAAACAGGGAGTACTTTAAGGCAACTGGAAATTACCTGTTGCTGGATGTATAAGGAGACAGCAGGATGGCATTTCAGGCATGGTTATTAAAAGTGGGAGATACTGATATTTCAAAGTATGTAGATATTGAGACCTATAAGGTGAGTCCGGATCAGCGTGCAGATCTGGACTCTGACAGAAATGGTTTGAATATTTTATACCGGGAAGTTGCAGATCATTATACAACAAAAATTGAGTTCAATACGATTCCACTGGAAGCATGGGAAATGACAGAATTTCTACAAGCAATGGAAAAAGCGTACATAAAGGAGAAGGAAAGAAAGGTTATTGTAACTTATTTCGATGTAAATACCGGAGGATATAAATCGGGAGAAATGTATGTACCAAATTATACAGTAGAGACAAAAAGTTGGAATGGTATGGAATTATGGTATAAGCCATTACGTGTTGCGTTCCAGGAGTATTAAGAGGGAGAGGGAATGATAGATTATAAATATAAAGATTTTTATAATGATACATCCGTATCCAAAAGAATGCAGATACAATGTAGTGACGGGAGTGTACTGAATGAAGATGACTGGAAAGGTGAAAGTGCAGAGCTTACTGAGAGACTATGCTCAGAGAGTGAACTAAGTTTTGGCAGGTGTGAGGCGAGTACTTTTAAACTGAGAGTCAGGGAACGAATAGTACCTCTTGCCGGAAAAAAGATAACCGTATCCGTAACATTGGAAGGAGCCGAAGAGGCTCCTTTTATGATGGGAGTTTATAAAGTAGATTCTGATGTACCTACAGCAGATAGAAGATGTCGGGATATTGTAGCCTACGATGCCATGTACGACATCCTAAATGCAGAGGTGTCTGGGTGGTATAACAGCCTGACATTTCCGATGACACTTAGACAGTTCAGAGACAGCTTTTGTGCCTATGTTGGTGTGGAGCAGGAAGAAATCACACTGGTTAACGATGATATGACAGTGGAGAAGACCATAGATCCAGGAGAACTCCCAGGAAAGACGGTTATAGAAGCTATCTGCGAGATTAATGGCTGCTTTGGTCATATCGGTCGAAATGGTAAGCTGCGGTATGTGGTGCTGGAGCAGATGATAGAGGGGCTGTATCCTGCGGATGAGCTGTATCCGTCCGATGATCTTTACCCGGCAGATCCGCTGGGAACAACAGAAGTATCCAAGAGCATGTATCTATCCTGTCAGTATGAGGATTTTATAGTCCAGCATATTACTAAGCTGCAGATTCGCCAGGAAGAAAATGATATCGGGGCAATCGCTGGTAATGGAAATAATAGTTACATCATCGAGGACAACTTTTTGGTATACGGCAAGTCTGCGGTAGACCTACAGACAATAGCGGACAACGTCCTCAGCGTGATCAGTGGTGTGTGGTACCGACCAGCGCAGGTAGAGGCCCGTGGCAATCCCTGTCTGGAGGTTGGAGACGGTATCCTGTTGTATACCTCCCGGGAGACCATCTATACCTACATCCTGCAGCGGACATTAAAAGGCATCCAAGCACTCCGGGACAGCTATACTGCGGAGGGCGAGGAGTACCGTACCGGACAGGTCAACGGACTAATGAAATCTATTATCCAGTTGAAGGGTAAGAGCAATGTGCTCACCCGGACGGTCGAAGAGACCAGGCTGGAAATGAAAGACATCGAAAATGGTTTATCCACGGAGATAAAAGCGGTAGCAGGAGAGGTTGAATTAAAGGTATCGAAAGATAATCTTATTGCAGAAATAAATCTGACACCGGATAAGGCACTGATCAAGGCTGAGAGGATTGATCTAGTCGGCGTGGTAAATGCGGATGAATTGGTCAGTAAGTATGCAACAATCGAGACGCTGAATGTGACCAAGCTGGAACTGAATAATCTGATTGCCACCAAGGCAACCATTGACTCTCTGAATGCGGTGAGCGGCCGCGTGGGATCGTTGGAAGCGGATCATGTGACTACATCTGATCTGTCAGCCGTATCAGCCCGTCTAAGCAACGTGGAAGCCAACTATATCAGCGCCAGCACAGTCAAAGCGGACTACATGGAGGTATCCAATTGGACATCCTCTGGGGTAATTAAGGCGGATAAGATCTCGGCGGCAACAATCGTAAATAAACTGTCCAGTGTGGATCTGGTCAGTGTAAGAGCGCTGGGGGTCAGCGGATATATGAATTATAAAGGTGTGGTGGTTGCGTGGCGTACGCAGCGTATCAGCAGCACAGTAGTAATACAGTATTTAGGTCCGGAGGATTAAGAGATATGAGCAATTTAGAAATCAAGGAATTTAGTCAGGCAATCGCAAATTTTGTAGAAGCATCTCCGTTGCCGGAGGAAGTTAAGCGCATGGCATTGCAGGAGAATTTGGCACGTCAGGAGCAGAAAGCCAGAGATGCATTACTGGCGGAGATTGCGGACCGCGATGCTGCCGAGGCAAAACAGAAAGAGGTGGAGCAGGATGCAGAGAGCGTATGACTGGGAAGAGAACTATTGGGAGAATAAGCCATCGACCAAGACACCAGTAAATAAAACCAACTTGGATAAGCTAAGTAATGCGACTCGCACTATTGATGAGCGTGTGATTACTCTGGACCTGACTAAGCTGTCAAAGATAGACGCTAATGGGATGATCACGGGTATTACCATTAATCAGGATAATGGCGATATTACGGTTACTTATTATTCTGGAGCAACAAGGGTGCTGCATACGTTGTTGGCTCAGATATCAATTAACTTTGATTATGATAAAAATACGGAACAGCTGATTATTTTTTTACAAGACGGATCAAAAAAATACGTAGATTTGTCTGCACTGATCACGCAGTTTGAATTTCTCGATTCGGATACAATTTATTGGACCATTGATAAAGATGGCAAGGTAAGGGCTGATATAAAGAAAGGGAGTATTACAGCGGATAAGTTGCAGCCAGATTACCTGGCAGACATTACGGTACAAGCGGAAACAGCCAAACAGCAGGCCACAGCATCTGCAGCATCCGCAGCGCAGGCAAAGATAGATGCAGACCGGGCGGAGACCTACGCAAGCATCACAGAGCCTAAATTTTATTTAGATGAGACCACGATGAACCTTTACATGAAGGATGGCGTGGGTGTGGATTTTGTAGTTGATGATAATGTTTTGTATTGGAAAGTAGCATAAGGAGGAATGAACTATGGCAGCACCGGAGGGATACAAGACTCTCGGAAAAATCGGAATATCTTACAAAGGAGAATATGCATCCAATACTGCGTATGAGCGGCTGGATGCAGTGGCACATAACGGAAGCACATATCTTGCCATCAAAGATGCTCCGGATGGAGCACCGAGGGATGATAAGCTCAACTGGATCTATTTGGCCAAGGGATTTAGTGGAGACATCGGAGACTCAGAGATCGCGTTTACTGAGGCGGAGAACCGCGAGAACATTAATACGGGCGAGAGCGTAAAGACGGTCTTTGGCAAGATTAAAAAGTTTTTTGCAGACTTGACCGCACCGGCCTTTGCGCAGATGATCACATCCAAGGATGATCTGTTGGCCACCAAAGCCACCGGCTATGTCCCGGATGCCAAGGCGGTGGCAGATGCGGTTACTGATGTAACTGGCAAGTTAAACCAGAACACCGATTTGACTTTAGTCAATTGTGTATCATGGGAATCTGACAATACAATTTCAAAAATAGGTAACAGAGTATTTGTAACGTTAGGCGTACAAATTACATCTGAGCAGTCTAGCGGATCATTAATTATTGCCAGTATTGCAAGGACATATTACCCTAAAACTACGTATGTTAGAGCAAATGCAGCAGGTGGTACAAATGGCGATAATCACATGCTTTATATTAATAAATCTAATGGCGTAGTAATATTAAATCTTTCGACAGAACGGTATTATTCTGCCAGTTTCTCATACTTGGCAAATTAGGCTATTTATATGCTACAACAAAATTTAGGGTAAATGTTGCGTCATTACTTACAGTAGCAATTTGATATGCATAAAAATTACCATTAATTGCAAGACGCACATTAACAGCCCAATTACAGTTTACGAACACGCCAAATACGTTAGCATTACTTGGTAATCCAAAGTCAGATAAAGATCCTAATAATGACTGTCTATTTGTCACTAGCAGAGTAACAGATGTTGATATTGATGCAAATTTCAAACCACTTAACTTGCCATTTAACGAAGTAGATCAGAAGGCGGGCACGGCCTTAAACAGTGCCAGAAAGGAGTCCGGTAATGGGCTATATCAAATTTAAAAATAAAGAGACCACACAGCTGGTCGTTGTATCAGAGGAGAGCCCTCATGTGATCCGGATCACCGGAGACAACCTCACAGTAAATACTGACGGCTTCCGTCTCTACCTGGATGAGGGATGCAAATATCCGCTTGACAACGGTGAGTATGCGGCATATACCACGCTGTACCGCAAGGGCGACGGCTGGTATGAGTTGTCCGATGACGGCTCCGTATATATTGAGCCGGTTGCACCGGTGCAACCTGAACCGACCGAGGAGGAGCTTGCAGAGCTGGCCAGACAGCAGCAGATCAGTCAGCTAACTGCGCAGATTGATGGTCTTAAAGCACAGATCGCCGCCAGTGACTATAAGGTAATCAAGACCTATGAGTACACACTTCTCGGCGAGCAGACCGAGTATGATATGGAGGCTGTCCATGCAGAGAGACAGGCTCTCCGTGACCAGATCAATAGCCTGGAGACCCAGCTGGCAGATCTGACAGCAGAGTAGGAGGCTGCCTATGAGAGTGAGAGACGGTCCATAAACCAATTACATAGTAACCAAGAGCCAAGAGCCGATTACTTCCTTTGCGGGAGTGAACGGCTTTTATATTTGAGTGAGGTGCGACATGAATGAAACCGAAATGGAACATCGTATTACAGAAGTAGAAGCTAGAGCAAAATCCAATACTCATCGGATTGATAAACTGGAGAGAGTGACGGAAGAGATTCATACCATGTCAACCACAATGATCCAGTTGGTAGAGGAAGTAAAACACACCAATGAGACGGTATCCAGCTTAAACCAGAAAGTTGAAAAGATGGATAGCCGTGTGGATGATATGGAGCGTGCCCCGGGAAAAGAATGGAGCAACGCAAAAAGAACACTATTTAATACTGCAGTAGGAGCAATCATTACATTCCTGATTACTGGACTGATCTTTGCAGCTGTCCAGGCATTTTAAGAAAGAGAGGATAACATTATGGATTTATCATTTTTATTGCAACTCGTAGACCCTATCACTCTGGGAATCTGTCTGCTGACAGGCTATGTGCTTAAGGAAGCATTTGACAAATTTCCGAACAAGTTTATTCCGTTGGCATCATTGAGCATGGGAACTATCATTGCAATCATTATCCACCTGCAGGCGGGAATCAATGCAGAGGTTGTGCTGGGCGGTATGATCTCTGGGCTGGCGGCCACCGGTATGTACGAGCTACTGCGGAACCTGCTGGATTTTGACGGAAAGAAGGAGGAATAAGCCATGATGAAGGGCATTGACGTAGCAAAATGGAACGGAGTTATCGACTGGGCGAAGGTGAAAAAGGCAGGGGTAGAGTTTGCCGTCCTGAAAGTCATCGATAAATCCAATAAAACAGAGTCGTCTTTTGTCAGAAACTATGCGGGAGCAAGCGCACAGGGACTACCGTTGGATGTTTATAATTACCTGTATACTATCACTGAGGCAGCAGCCAGGGAAGCAGCCAAAGCAGTGGTAAATGCACTTGCCGGTAGAAAGGTCGGTAAGGTATGGGCTGATGTCGAGGATGCCTGCCTTAAAAATAAAGGCATTTTACTGATCCGCATCATTAATACCTATAAGGCCGTGATCGAGGCAGCAGGGTATGAGTTTGGAGTATATACGGGGCTGTCTTTTTATAATAGCTATATTAAGCCGTACAAAGATTACATTGACTGTGATTTTTGGATTGCGCGATATCCGTCCACTAAGGATATGATAATCACTATGGACCCGGCCGTATCCAAAAAGCCCAGTATCAGTCATAATCTTTGGGGGTGGCAGTATTCTAGTAAAGGCAAAATCTCCGGCATCAGTGGATATGTGGATTTGGATATCTGCTATACAAAGGCTGACAGCAATGGTACCATGCAGTCCACCACGGTATATTATCCCAGATACACCGGCACATCTGCATCCATCGTGGCTGCGCTTAATGCTGTCGGGGTAAACTCCAGCTACGCAACGAGGAAGTCGATTGCAAAAGAAAACGGTATTACTGGTTATGTCGGATCCGCAAGGCAGAATACCCAGATGCTGACACTGCTGAAAAACGGGAAACTTAAAAGAATCTGATTGACGGAATAATGATTAGGGGATATTATAATAATATCTCAGACTGTAGACAAAACGCTTTTGGTCAGCACTCCAGAAGCGTTTTTCTTG